AAACATAAGCAGCATTATTATTAGTACAGAATGAACGAAGTGATACACCTTTATCTTCAAACTTACGATATAGTTTAAAATCATAGCTAATATCAATTAATTTTTGAAAATGCTTTTGTGGTGCTTCAAAACGTACACCAATTTGTACAGGTTTTGCTTCAGTAGGTAAATCATAATGTTCTGCTAAACGCTTTCCAAAATCAATGCCTGACTTGCCTACACCAAAAATTAAACGATCATAATCTAAAGTACCACCACCTTTACGATCTCTATTGACATATTCAAAAACAACTCTATTATCTTCAAAAAATACCTTAGTTACTTTAGTATTCCAGTGAAATTTAACACCCTTATTACACAAGAAATCATACCAATTTTTACCAATTTCATGTAAATAATCAGTACCTACGTGCCATACAGGGAATAATCTTAACCCAAAATATGGTTTAATAAAATCAGGTTCTGCAACCGGATTTGAACACTGTACCGCTTCTGGTTTGGGGTGGAATCGTTTGAAATTTTCAATTACTTCGTTAAATAACGACATAGCTTTGTCTTCACCACAATACTTGGACATATGCCCTCCAATTGAAGTATGATACGTTAACTTGCCGTCACTCCAACCTCCTGCGCCCATAAACCCAGTCATTACTTCTTCTGGTTTACGATTGTAGGGATCATTACCCATATCAATAATTGTGATATGGTCACCAGGATAACCATTATCAACTAATTTAGTTGCAGCGTTTACGCCCGCTACTCCGGCTCCGATTATTACTATTTTTTCCATTGCTTAATCTTAACTATTAAATATACGAAAATAGAGTGTGGCCTCCAAATGGAGGCCACAGCTCTCAGTTTTAATTTTTTTCGACTGGCTATGAATCAGTCTATACGTTGTTACATATATTATTCTTGTTGATATTTAAAATTATCTTCAAAATCTCTCATTAGTAAATTTCCTTGTAAATATGCTTCTTTTTCCATTTTACGAAGGTGTTCATCATTTTGGGCATATTGGGGATCACTAGCATCTCCTAAATGTAGATCACCACGTTCGTTCTGTACATGGTGGATTAATTCATGGGCAAATGATCTGAGTATATCTTTAGGGTGACGATTTGACGTATAAAGGACAATAGTTAACTCTAAAGGGTCATAATATGCAGTACGACCTAAAGTTAATGCTCCATTTTCAGCGTCTTTACGGAGTACTACTTTAGGGGTAGTGCGAATGTTAAATTTTTTACATCCATCTCTATAAATACCAGTTAAGGCTTGCTTAAATTCTGGGTTATTATTCATTATACTTCAGGTTCTGCTGGTTCTTCAGCGGGTGTATCCGCTGCGGGTTCATCTCCCCCTATGTCACCCCCAAAATCATCAGAGGCTGTTTCTTCGTCATCTTTTTTAATACTACCTTTTTGCATTAATTTTTCAAGCTCGTATTTTGCACCATTTATATCATCGTCTCTATCTAAATCAAATAAAATACGATTAATATCAGCTTGCATATATTCACCATTATCAATTAAGTTAAATGATTGGCCATTTTCAAGAAAGCATTTAAATATAGGTTTGGGGGCTTTAATAATTTTAACATCAACTATAGCCGAAGGAGGAATACCTAATATGTCTGATCCTAAAGCACTAAAAGCACCTGGAGATAATTGACGTAATTGGTATTCACGTTCCTCCCTTATTATCTGACGTATTTTACGTCTTAGCCGTTGTTCAGTTAATTTATTCATTATGGTAAGGGTACTTCTACTACTTCTTCATCTGGTAGTGGAGTGTATTTATCTTCAAATGGTGTATAATAACCATATGATTCAAATGCTCTACCATCTTCTGTAGTCCCATAAAGTGGGCCTTCTTGGTAGTCTGGTCTATTTACATCAGGTTCATCCATTACCCACTCAATGTCTAATTTTTGCCACTCGCCATCAGGGATTACATCTCCTATAGCTTCATTTACATTTTTAGTGCGTTGATAATCTAAATAATGATAAACTGAAGACATATAATCAGATGCTTTGGTTAGCTTAGCTTGAACCCATGATTCTAACTGTGTTTCATCATCAATCATATCACATAATGCTTTAGCGTAATTTTTCATTTTAAGCATTTGTGATTTTGCCATACCACCTTCATAATCCATATTATCAGGACCTAAGAAGTTTGGTGTACGTTTAGGTGGTTCTGGAAGGGTTAATTGTGTATCTTGGGGGACGTCTGCTTCTTTAACTAAATCATCAGCGGCATACATTCCTTTACCACCAGGGCCACCTTTAACAGGGAATACTATTTCCTTACCACCAGCACCTAGCCTATTAGACTTCATAAATTTACCGGGACCAGTAATAGTCATAGGGAGGTTTTTACCACCTTTTACATTTTTAAAATAAACAGTGTCTCCTTCTTTAAATTTAAGTTGATCATCTGCATATTTTTTATTTTCCTTAAATATAAGTTTAGTACCATCAATATTAACTTCACCTTTATCATGAAGTTTAGCCATTAATGCTTTAGTAAGTTTAATTGTATCTTCTTTAGACTTACCCTCTTTCATATGTTTTTGAATAAGGTGCTTTAAATCAACTTTAAATTCAGTATCAGGGTCTATCCTAATATCATCATTATCTTTGTCCTTAGGAGCTTTATAATTAAATTCTTCTTCTTTAGCTTCATTAGTTTGTTGCCCAGCGGCGTAGGCATCTTTAATAGCTTTAATCATATCAGTGGGTTTAGGATCCATTTTTTCTAGTCTTTTTAAAATAGCTTTATATTCATCTTCTTTAACCTTACCTTTAGATAGCTTTTCAATAAAATCAAGTTCCTTAAACTTTTTCTTTTTAGTAGGGCTATCTAGGTCAAGTTCATTATCTTCTAAATCATTATCATTATCTATATCAAAGTCTGCTAGGTCATCTAAAAAGTCTGATACAGGCCCACCAAACTTACTACCACGGATAAAACTGGCAATAGCATTTTCATCCATGGGTGTAGTATCATCAAATTCACCAGAATCTAAAAAAATTAGCCTTTTAGTTATTAATTTTTTAATAGAATCTTGTTGAGCAGGCTCTGCTTGTTCATATTCAGCTTGTAAACGTTGAACAACGGGATCATTTGAATTTATTTTATTCATTAATAAAAGGCTTGCTAATAAAGCAACCCCACCTAAGGCATTAGCTAATTTACCTTCTTCAAGATCTAAGTCTCTTTTAAGGGTAACTTTATGCATTTTACCACTACCTTTAGGAAATTCAAATTCTTTGTCCCCTTTATCCCTAGCAGCATCAGCTGCGGCAAGGAATGCGTTTGCTTCTTCTATTTCAGTTGTTACTGACCCACCCATTTTAAGGGTTTTTAGAGCATTAGCCTTTTCATCACCTTTTAATGCTTTGAATTCAGGGTCTTTAAGGGCATCTTTTACTGCCCCTTTTCCTACAAATGTTCCTTCGTCTAAAAAGCTCATATTATTATATTATTTTAATGGACAAGCCGTTACTTTATTAGCCCATAACCCAGCAGCAACTAGGAAACCTAATCCCCACCATAAGTTAACACCAAATAAGCAACCAGCGCCTACTGCTAAGACATAACCTCCATAGCACTTAACGTAGCACTTAATTTTATCTAATAATCCTGATTCTTTAGCATCAGTATAAGCATCTAAAATTTTATCATCTACATCAGTTTTCTCTAAGGCTTCTTTAATTTTACCTAATAACTTTTCATCAACTTCAGTTTTATCAAGAAGTTTTTTAATTTGGGTTTTTGCATTTACTTTTCTTGCCATGATTTATTTCTTTTTAAAGCTAACTTTAGCTTTTCTAGTATTTTTTACAAATTGTTTGCCTTTTTTACTACCTCTAACTTTTTTTCTAGAAGTAGCAGCACGTTGTTTTTTAGTAAGTGAATTTGCCTTAGCACGAGGTAAACAACGTTGTGTTGCTTTACCTTTAGGCATTGTACCACATTTACCTGCTATATTTCCTTGGGTATCAATACGAACCCAATCTTCTTTACCAAACCAGTTTTTTAAACTTTCATCTATATTAGCTTCTTTAACATTATATTCTGCAATTATAGCAAAATGGGGGTCATTAAATAGTTCTTCTAGATGGTTTAGTACTTGGGGTTTAAGTTGGTTGTATAAAGATTCGTTTTTATAAGATTTTTTCCTTTTACCACCTGCCCCTTTAATTTGACCTTTACATACTTTTACAGCACGGCCGGATAAATAAGCAGATGATTTTTCTCCTGCTCTTTTACGAGCAGCTATATAAGCTTTACCGCGCTTACATAATTCTTCATATACTAAATCTTCAATTAATTCGCTAATTACTGCGTTAGTTTTAAGACTTTCACATCTACTTCCTTTCCCGCAACCACAATCTTTTTCAGCTATTTTTTTAGCTCTTTTAGTTGCAGTAGCATACATAACAGCTTCAGCATCATCACCATAGCGTTTTTTAAAATCGGCTTTAGCCCCCTTTAAATCTTTAACTATACGTTCTTTAGCTTTAGCTTCAGGTTTTGTTAGTTTGCGTTCTTGCATGTTTATATATACTGATCATTAATGGTCCATCTCCTTTTATAAGACGATGCCATTGGTGTCTCTTAATAAATATAGGCCTATCTAAAGGAACGGGCAATTGATCTTCAAACTGAAATTGCCAATTAGTTTTACCTAATACTGTTACTGTCCTATCTTCATCATCCATGTGCCATTTTAAGGCTTCTGGTTTAGTTGAAGCAGGAAATAAACGACTTGTTGTACCGTCTGCTTCTATTATATCACTGTATGGTTTACCAATAAGTTGAGGCAGGTGTTCCAAGACCCAACTGTTTATGGTATCTAGGAAGATTACAACTCCAGTAACTAGCTTTAGTCCTATCTTTTTTATTTTTACAATCATGTCTTTTTGCAAATGCTTGAGAGGCTTCTTTATTACCTAATTTAGCTTTTAACCCACCTGATCCAAAGGTAACTTTTTTAATTTTTTTAGATTTAGGGTCTCTTACATAAACGTAGTATGCTTTAGGACCACCACGCTTAGGTTTATTTAGTGGTGGGTTTTTCTTTTTCTTTTTAGCGGCTTCCATAATATATGGTAAATCAAGAGGTACTAACTTACCTTCATACATTCCTTGACGACCCGCATCTGTGTACATATAGTATTCGTCTGCTTCAGATAATTGCATTTTACCAGCTTCCCATAATTTTCTAGTTTCTGCAAATAATTTTACATGGGCATTAGAGCTGATTCTAAAAACAGATTCACCTAGTGGTATTTTATTATCTAAATGGTATTGTAAATTTTCAGATACTTTAACACCTTCATTAAGTTTAGTACCTTCACAGTTACCACAACCACAATCGCAATCAGGTTTACCAAACAAAAGTTCTTTTAATTTAATCATTTTTTTCTAGTTTTTCTTTAAATTCTAAAACTGCTTCTTTGATTTCTTTAGTAAGTTTTTCTTTGTCTATTCCTCCTTTCCAGCGTTCGACTTCTCCTTTTTCAGAAACATATTGAGTATTTGAGGTATTTATAGCTTCTAAAAGATATGTTTCATAATCGTCTACCATATCTTTAGCATTATCTATCATCATTTTACGCTCATATTCCTCATATTTACCTTCACGTTTTAACTTAGCTTCCATTTCAACTACACAATCAAAACATGTTTTATGTATTTTATACATTTTAGCGTCTAAACGTTTTTTCATTAATGATCCACAGTTAGGACAAAATAAAGGTAAAATAGCTTCTTTTTTAACTCTATCAAGTTTAGTATAAGTTTGTTTTATACCATCTTTAATAGTCCATTTTTTACCTCCTTCTTCCCAAATATCACCTTCTTTATAATCTTTTTTTTCAGCCCTATAACCAACTTGTAACTCTGCAGATTCGCCTGCTTTACCTTTAATAAGGTTACGCATACGCTCTACATCTTTTCTTTTAAATTCTTTATTTAACATAACTTTAGTTTTTAATCTCCAGTAAAATCTCCTGGTCTTTTACTATCATAATAAGCGCTAATTCCTTTACCTATACGTTCCTCTCTATCCTTAAAAGCAGGATCTTCAATAGATGATTTTTGCCCATATCGGTCTCCCTTAGGCATAAGAATTACTTCTACATCTGGGCTTATATTTTTAATGCTTAAAATACCGGATTTCCATTGTTCTAAGGCTTTAGGATCTATTATTGTTTGTGAACTACCATCTCCATTAGTAAGGCTTACTGCATCTTTATAAGCAGGACCCTCTTCACCATCAGGTTGCATACGAGTAAAATGAACTTTTTGATACCTATCAGTAAAAACATTTTTCATCATATTAAAAGTAAGATCCTTTACTTTGATCTTAGTTCCTGTGATTTCGTTTAATATATCTTTTAATTTCATTTTATTTTAATTTTAATCTCTTATCAATAGCCTTCATTAAAGCTGCTACATCTTCGCTGTTAAAAAACTCGTTAGTTTCATTTAATGATTCGCTTATATCGTCTTTTTTACCAAAGTTTTTAGCCTTTTTAATAAGATCTTTAGCAGCATAAATAGTAATTAGGGTCCTTAAACCAATCATATAGGGTAAAAGATCACCCATTGTATCTAACCACCAAGGATCTTCTAAGTTTACACCACCTGGATTTCCTATTGTATCCCCCCCTAAAAACTCTGGCATATCAAAGGATACATCAGTAGCCATTCTAACACCTCCTCTAATAATATCCCATAATTTAGCAGCAACCCCTATAAAAATTGCAGTATTGCTTGCCATATACTTTTTAAGGAAAGCTCGTTTTTCTTTATCACTTAGTTGGGAATTTAATACTTCACCTATTTTTGTTAAAATAGTAGCTGATTTATTTATTACTTCTCTGGTTCGTTGAGGATCCTTAAGTTCATCCTGTAATTCATCTCTAAGTTTCTGATAGCGAGGATCATCTTGGATAGCGACTGCTATTTCTTTAGCCTTTTTTGTGCCTTTAACAATAGCATCGCCTGCTTCTTGTTTGGCTTTATCCCTAAGCTGTTTCATTTTTTCAGCAGCTTCCTCAGGAGTAAGTCTTCTACGTACAGCTTCAGTAATTAATTCAGCTTCGCGTTGTAATAATAAATCTTTTAAAAGTATGTTTTTATTTTTCATTTTTTCTGGAAATCTGAGGATACACCTCCGGTTATGAATTTACCTGTAACTTTAAATGGTTTAGGGGAAATATCAGTGTCTCGTATAACTACACCTTCATGGTCATTAACAGAACCCATCGGAGAATCCAATACATCTAATATTGCGTCGCCTAATTTTTCTGTTGCAAGGTAAGTTGTAGCACCTTGAATAGCCTTATTTACTTCTTGTTCATTATCAAATAAATCATCTATATTTTTCTCACCAAATACTGCAAAATACACTTGTTTACTTAAGGCCCCAACGTCTTTAGTAACCCCAACACCTTCAGTGCCTTTATCTATATTCATTGTTAAACGATCGGTTTTTGGTATACTGTTAACATCATTTAACCATTGGCCTAATGTTTTGGTTTTATCACCCTCAGCAAAATCAATAGTATATTTAGTGTTTAATGCTGATTTAAAATCTGGATCCTTTTTAAATGTAGTAGGTACTGAACCATATATTTCAAATCCTTTCTTTTTAGCAAAAGGTTCTAATTTTTTAAGTAATGTTTCTAAATCAGTTTTATCATATGGTTTTTCTGATGTTACTCGTTTAGTTAACATTTTACGTGCACCTTGTACTTCTTTAGTTTCTACTTTTAATAAACCATGGATTGCTAAAAAGTTTTTACCATAATCTTGTACATTAGATTTACCACTAACATATTCCATATTAAACATGATATTAGGATCATCATATAATCCTAATGCCTTAAGTTCCCCTTGAATTGACGGTAAAGCATCATTAAATATATCTAACACATTACCACCAGCTTTAATCATACCGTGACCAGCACCAAATCTATCTTCTAAGTCAGCTTTAGTAACGCCACGTAAATCAAGTGCCTTTTTTGAGCCACGGTCCATGGCGAAGATACGTTTTCCATCGAGATTTATTAATCTAATTGACGCATTTACGCCATCTATCTTGACACTACCAGGTGATTTCTTTAAACTATCAGCAGCTTGTTCAAAGGCTTTAATTAAGTCTTTACCATTATTAACACTTGGTAAATCAAATGGGTGGGCCATATGGCCTGCAGCACCTCCCTCATATAATATTTCTTCATTAATTACATCTAACCACCAATCTTTTGAAAAGGTTGCAGATTCTTTTAATTTAATATTTTGTTTAACAATTCTAACTAATTCTTTAGAAGCCTGTGTAATCATTTCTGCTAATTCTTCATTATTATTTTTAATAAATAATGTTAATTCAAATACACTTCCTATTTTACCGGCGGCAATAGCACCCATTACTATAGGTTGCATTTCTAAGATTAGTTTCTTTTTATTAGGGAATTTTTCGGATAGAGATTTGAATAAAGCAGTTACTATAGGTCTTAATATTACTGGGCCTACAGTAGCTCTAAAAAGAGATTTAAATAATCCTTCGTTAATGTTTTCTTTTTTCATCCTTTGGGTTTTTCGTTTTGAGGCTTCTTTACGCTTAGTAATGTAATCTAATCCAGATTTTAAGCGTTTTTTAACTGCTGGGTCTTTGGCTCTACCATATGCTGCCCTAACACGCTGGTGGATTAAATTAATAATTTGTGATTGACGAGCGTGTGATTTGGCTTTAAATGATTTTTTAGATAAAGTGTCAACTATATCTTGCCTAGTGCTAAATTTAATACTAATTGTATCTTTAGGATTTTCGTCAGTATATAAACGGCGTCCTGATCCTTTAGGTTTTTTACCAGTGCCTACTTTAGGGTCTTTTTCCTGCAGATAGCCTAATTTTTTAGCTTTTTTAGGATCATTTGTAAAAGTATCACTTGACCTATATCTGGTTTGTTGGACTTGATTTGCTTTATATGGTGGAAAATTTTCACCTACTGGCTCATAAGCAGAACCATATGGTGCAGATTTGCCCTTATGTTTTTTTTGGGCTTTAGGATCTATATTTTCTTTATGGGTTGTGGTTTTTAACGTTTTAGCTAATGTAAGTGCTTTATAATACTTTTGATTTTTAGCACTTCGTTTTTCCATTTTTTTAAGACGTGATAACTCTTTATTAATTAATGAAAGAGGTATTTTTTCACCTTTAGGAATATTTAAACGTTTTCTAACAGTGCCTTGTTTTAAGTTGCCTGCTTTTTTACCTTTAGCAGCCATTTTTTCGTAAGTATCACCTTCAGATAACTGACTGTTTTTTAAAATTTCATCAGATTGTTGTCTAAGTTTTTCTTTAATTTCATTAGGCACATTATCTAATATTTTTATAAATTGAGCCTTTTCCATCATATTAAAAAATTTAGAATAACCTTTCTTAAAAGAATCAGCAGCTATTTCAGCTGCTAAAGGAGTACCTGCTATAGTATTTACAATAGCTTTTCCTATTCTACCTATAATGGGGTGGTTTTTTAATTTTTCAAAGGTTTGTAGTATTTTTTCTTTATTACCAAGTGGAAAATCTTTTTGAAAAAGAAGTTGTAATCTACTATATAAAATAGAAGCACCTAATATTTTTTTAAATTCTTTAAATGCATCACTACCAAAGAATTCTTTTCTCCATGATTGATTTTCTATTTGTGCTATAAATCTTTGGGTTTCAATATCCGAATATTTAAAACGATCACTATAAATCCATTCTATAAGCCAATCTAATGCCCCACTACCTATAAGATTATTAATTAAATCTGCATCTTCATTTATTTGTGCTGCTGGTAAGTTTTCTTTTGCATAATCAGTCCATGCCTGCTTTACTTTAATTTCTTCTTCATCTGTTAAGACATCTAAATAATTAAGTAAAAAATCATTTACAGCATCTGTAAAGCTAATTCGTTTGGTTTTGGCTTTTTTGTATAACCCTTGGGCAAATGCAGGAATTTCATGAGGAAAAGTAAAATATTGAAACCAAGTGTATTTACTAAGTTTTTGTGAATCTGGATTAACCCCCTTAGAAAAGTTAAATTGAGCAATATGTTCTAATTCATGGCGAATAGTATCCTTAATTTCAGGAACTAAATCAGTATATGCTTCAGGGAACTTATCTGGATCATATTTAATTCTAATTTGTAATGTATCTATATCAGCTTCACCATCAACTATAAAAGCTAACGGTTGTACTTCTTCAGCATTAGGTTCAAATATATAATCTAAATCATAATCAACTCCATAAGATAAAGTACCATCAGTACTTTCTTCAGTATTTTTTCCAAATTCAGCTTTAAATGCATTAACTAAAAACCTAGACTGCATTAAGGTTTCTTGATCATAACGACCTTCATATAATTTTCTGCGTAATCCTTTAGTTAAATTAGTAGGGATTTGAGTCATTTGGTCACCTTGTTTAGAGAAAAATTTACGTAGTTTTTTCATATTAGCATTATGTTTAGCCATTTCCTCCGCGTTCATAGTACCCGCCATCATTTCATCTACTCCAGTAGGCATAGTACTATCTACTAATTTAGTCCAAACTTCTTCTTTAATTTCTTCGGGTAAAAAATCAGGAATATATTTAAAAAATTCTTCCTTATTATTAGATTTAATAATTTCACGCATACGGGTACCTGAAATACCACCAGCTTGGGGTGGTACTAATTTAATTTCTGCTTTAATATTGCGTGGTTCTGCAAATTTAGGGATATTATTATAACGTCCATCTTTAGCGTCTTTTTCACCCATACCTAAAACTACAGTAGATCCTTCAGGGGCAATTTTTTCAACAAAATCGTATACATCTTTTACAGGGGAGGGGGATTGTGCTACACTTATAATTAGTTTTTGAGCACGCCCATCAGGATCAGCTGCTTTATAATAATTCCAGACCTCTAAAGCTAATTCGGGTCCGATGCCCTCTCGTTCTTTTTGGCCTATTCTTACTATAACTTTATCCGCAAAATCTGCGAGATATTTTGCCATATTGTAATGTCCAAGGTGAGGCGGCTTAAACCCACCAGGTAAAAGGGCTATTTTCATGTAAACTGCAGTTTGTTATACATATAGCTCACTGATATAAAATTTTCTTCTCTACTAATCCTTGGAAAGTTAATGGTTTTGCATTTTGAAGTATGCGAGTCATTTCTTCAAATCCTAAATCACTTGGGTCTTTACCTTCAAGTTCTAGTAAAAATATTTCTTTACCATATGCCATAAGTTCCTTAGCATATTTAAGTGAATCATTTATAGCATCTTGGTCAAGTGCAAGATATATTTGTTTTACTCGTCCTCTAACGAGTTCCTTATAGAGTGACTTACTGATTCGTTTTCCAAACAAGGGCACGGCATTTCGCTTGATTGCGATTGCATCAAAGGCACCTTCACAAATGATAATAGGAATATTAAAGTTACAAAGCATGTCAAAGCCAATAATATCTTTCGATGTTGGCGGAAGCTTGTGTTTGTGGTAAGCTTGTGGATCAAACGAACGACCCACCCAGTAGTTGAGGGTTCCGTGTCTGTCATAACTTGGGATTATTATAAAATTAGCTAATTTACCTTCTTCAATGTACCCAATGTTGTACTTTACTATGTCTTGTGCTGTAATTCCTCGTGATTTTAAGTAGTGATATGCTTTATCTCTAACTAAACCTTTACCTTTAAGTAGTGTAGTAAATCCTTCAGGTAATTGAAGTTGGTCTTTGGTTTTTTCTACGTGTACAGTTTTAAAATTATACTGTGCGTCAATTTCTTTTAATTCTTGGAACGCTGTATATGGGGCTTTAATAAATTTAAGGAGTTGTATTGCTCTAGCACCTTTAAAACCACAAACCCAACATTGGTATTTTTGGGTTAGCTTGTTTAATGTAAGTTTTTTCTTGTGGTGGTTACAATTAGGGCAACTAAATACGGCCTCATCTCCTCCTCGTGCGCTTTTGCTTTTTCCTAATAGACTTTCTAGCAAATATATAAGGCGATCTTCCTTCATGCCTTAAATATATGAAAGAAAGGTCAAAGGCCAAAATCCCTTTTAAAGTATCTTCCTTCGATGTTATCATTTAAGTAATCTTCAGATTCTAAAACACCTAAACTAAATAACGCTTTATTTTCTAAATAAGTTAATTCTTTTTTAGAATAAGCTAATTGCAAAATTATACGCTCAAAATGTGATTGATTTCCTTCTTTAATTTCATCTTTAATAAATTGGTGAGAACCATAATAGGTTTTCCAATCGCTTTCTTTTTGAACTTGTTTATAAACTGGTGGTCTACCTTTACCTTCCCATAGGGCGGCTTCGCGTTTACCAATTTTTTTCTTTTGATTGTAAATTAAGGCTTTTTTGCCAACGTATTTTTTTCCTGAAGGTATGTGAGTTGTTTGGTAAACATATCCGTATGTGCCTTCTGGGAATTGTTCATAACTTTCTGGTATTATCATGTATCAAATCTTATAACGAATGTAGTATCTGTTTCACTACTTGCTTTAATTGGTTGTCCTAATTTTCCTACTACTAAACAATTACC